CTTGTCGTTGTCAAAGTCGGTGAGGAGTTCGGAGGCAAGGGAAGTGAGAGCAGACTCAGCAAGGTACTCCGCCAAATTCGCGTCGAACGAAGGCTCTTCGTCAATCTCTACCTCTACAGACTCAAGCAACTCTCCCTCTGGATCACCGATAATGATTTCAATGGGCTCTTCGTCGTTGTCTTGCAGAAGGGGAGACTGCGGTAACAGAGCTTTATCGACATTGCTGAGAGGGAGGATTGCCATGTGTTGTGTCCTGTAAAATTTCGAGGAGCTTGGTGAGATAATGTTTGGCCTTTTCGTAGTCTTCCTTTGCTGGGCCTTTATCTCCAGCCCGCATTATATACTTGATCGCATTGCCCTTGTAAAAGCCGATAGCCTGTGCATGAGGCAGAGTGTCGATCACATCCCACGGCTGCACTCGTTTGTCTTTGTAGTGTGACCCACCTACTTGGTAGTCGTTAGCTTTTTTCTCTGCATTTTCTCTTTTTTCTGTTTCTTTTACTAATTCGTTCTCTGCATCGGCGTACTCTTCTTTGATGTACTTCTCCCATGCGTTGTATTCTGCTGCTGACATTTTTGGTTTTCCCATGTGACGTGTTATTTTTTGTACTTCCAACATGGCTTCTTCTAAATTCATTCTCTCCTCCTAGTAATAAGCTGCTAATTTTCTATATCGCCAACTGTCGGCTTCATCATCTTCGTCGTGTTTGGTTCTTACCATCCCTCCTTTTCGGATACGATTGAGGGCTTGGCTCAGGGTGTCTACGTAGTCGTCGTGGCGTCCGTTTGGAAAACTCGCTGTCTCTTCAATCACGTCCTCAGCCCAACGCCTGTCGGGTGCCCACACCTTGCCGGAAGCGAATACGTCTACGATAGCATTGAGGCGGGCTATTTTGTCGTTACCTCTTGAGGGCGTGAACTCCTGCACGGGGATACCCATCTTTCTTAGTTCGTATATTAAGGGTCCACCACTGGCCTTTTTTTCTATGATTACGCTGTCAGGCTCATGCTCTTTATATAGCTCCAATGCCTTTGCCTTCAACTCTGGGAACTCCAGCTTACCTCTCCACGCATCCAGAAGAATGACGCACTCTTCCATCTCTTCTTCGTTGTACCACACTCCCCACAGCGTCATAGCACTATAGTCTGCCGTCTGCTTGGCTTCAAAGGCACAGTCGAAACTCATCAACGTGTACTCGCACTTTGGAGGTTTATCCTTTTTCCATGTGTTCCACATGTCCCGCTTGATGATCGCGGTTTCGTCACTGGTGGGGTTCTGTTGGTACTGCGCCTGCCATTTGCCCGCAGGGAGTTCCGCTTTAATTGCCTCTAACTCTTTAATGCTCCAGAACTCCGGCCAGAGAGATTTGCCTGACGGCATAATCGCGGGAAACTCAAACACCTCCCACTGATCTGTACCTTTTTTGTTCTGTGAGTTTTCCAGAATCTGCCCTGTGAGGTCACGGAGTGACCAGCGAGTTTGTACGATGATGATGGCCCCACCCGGCTGCAGACGCTGCCGAACACCTGATGTATACCAATCGTAAACTTTATCGTACACACCGGGATTAAAAATAGCTGTTAGCGCTTCGGCTTCAGTATGTGGGTCGTCAATAATGGAAATGTCAGCACCTCTCCCTGCTAGCGCTGCGCCGATACCGCAAGCGTAGTATTCCCCGTTGTAATTTGTATTCCATCGCCCTGCTGCCTTGGAATCTGAGCGAAGCTCCACTTCGGGAAATATGGAACGATACTCTTCAGTATCCAGCAGATTTCGCACTTTTCTACCAAATCCTTCCGCCAACTCCCCCGTGTTCGACACCTGCATGATCTTCTTCTTAGGAAACTTACCTAGGAACCATGCCGGGAACAGATAAGACGCAAACTCAGATTTGGTATGACGCGGAGCGAGGTTGATGATAATTCGCTTCTTCTTACCTTCGGCAATGTCATTAAACAGCTTGGCAATTCTTCTGTGATGAGCACCTTCGATAAAGTCTGGCCACTGCGTTTTGACGAAAAAAAGAAAATCTCCTTGTGCGGTGTCCCTTGTCTTCCTCTTCTCTATCTCCTCTACAAGCCGTAGTAGCTCGATTTTTTCTGCGGGGCTGGCGAGCGCCAAGGCTTCCTGCATTTCTGTCTCGTCTATCACTCGGCTTCGCTCCACTCTGCTTCGATAGGCTCTTCTTCGACGGGTAGGTTCTTCTTACTTATTATCTGCTGCAGTTTCTGCGCTAGCGTTGCTTCGAGTTCGATGGTGGAGTGTGTGTTGATATTTATCTCCTGCACGTCTGTGTGCAGGCCCACGATATTGGTTCTTGCCAGTGCGTCTAACGCGGGCTTACTTACCTTTGGATCGGCATCTTTGGTCATCGTGAAATATTGCTTCATGATGTAATTCTGCCATTGCTCCTTCGTGACCGGCATGGGGCCATTGTACGTTTCGAGTTGTTTTTGTATGGCACGGAGCGCTGGAGCCGAAGGTGGATTGTTGATGATATCTGCATTGTCCGGGTTTTTCTTTGCCTCTCGCACCCACTCTTTCTCTTGGCGTGTTAACACGCGATCTGGTTCAGGGGGCAAGAACAGAGCGGCACTTGGCGGAACGTCCAAGAACTCTAAGATAATATCAAACGACAGCAGATAGGCATCTGCCTCGGGATGGTCACGCAGTAGATCAAAATCTTCCATATATCAGCAGGTATGAGAACCAGAGGCGCTAAAATATCACAACAAAAAAATAAAGACAAGGGGAGGTAGGGACTCCTACGCTAGAAAAATTTCCCTTCAGGGGGTGGGGTTATTCGATGTCACTTTTTGCAAAAATTTTGGCATTTGCGGCTATGGAACATAGTCTACATACACCACGGGACTCCTATCCACACAGCGGGGGCTCCGGGTACGGTGGGGTATCATTTGCGGCTTTGTTCAGCCCTATTCCCTTGTAAATCAATCACTTACGTTGACTTCATCACTAGAAGTATGGTATAATATAAGTATTAAATACATTTAAAGGCGCTTCGACTTTTTGGACTGTCTAAAAACTGGATAGTTGACAATCGAAAAAAGTTAGTGATATTCTATGTTCACGCTGGAAAGCCAGCCACCGAACCGCGTCGGTTACGCGGGTTTTTATGAGAGAAATGAAAATGGAAAAGCAAGTAAACGAGATTCAGGAATTCGTCACCGATTGCCTTGCCTACTCTGGCAACGCGGTTCGCATTGCCGCGCTCAAGGAGGAGCAAGCGGGTTTAATATCGGCAAACAGTGACTTGAGGAAAGCCATCGTGCCATTTTTCAAGGCACACGCTGAAGAAAAATGGTCCAAACTAGGAAAAGAGATAAAAGCCGCCATTGTCGTCGCTGAGGTGAAAGATGTTGATGGGCTGCTTGGCGTACTGAAAACAAGTTTCGAGTATAAAATTCTACCTACTGAGCAAAATGCGGATAGACTCCGCAAGCGTGAGACGTGGGTTAATTGGGCAGGGGTGATCGTGCCAAATACGTATGGCAAGGTACATAAACCTAAGGAAGAAACAACTACGCCAACGGCACCGGCAAAGCTGGAAGCGTTCCAAAAGGCTGTGGATAGTCTAATCCCACCCATCGTACAAGAACCCTCCAAAGCGGCCTCTGCAAAGCCCGTAGCGGCGCAAAAGGATGCGGTCAAGGGTGAGGTACTGCGCCCTAATGTATCGGGCGATAGTGAGCCTCCCATCAGCCCTAGGGAGCATTGCGGCATTTTGCTAGATCAGCTTTTCAAGAATGATGCCTTCCGGGCTGAGTTCGCCCCGATATTGGCAATGTGCCTTGATGCTAACGTGGCAACTGTGACACGTTGTTTGGTTGAGGCCCGCGACGCGATGTTAAACGGCAAGGGGGGCAAGGCATGAGTGATGAAGTCAAGGCGTATCTAGTTTTCCTGTTGCTGTTGCTAGCGTCAGGTATATAACCCATCAAGCCCCGCTCCGGCGGGGCTTTTTTGTGCCCAAAATTTAGACTGTCTAAATTTTTGAAGCCAGTTCTCTTTCTACGGAACTAGGCCGAAGGGCTGGGGAGGGGCACGGGTCGAGCCGGGAGGAGAAAAAATCTTCGTATGTTTTTTGGTTGGGGATTTTTATTTTCTAATTTTTCTTTTGTTATTGTTATTATTATTATTATGTTAGTTATGTCAGGATTAGCTCCCCAAGTGATGATTCCTCGGGTGTCCATTTTTCTTAGCGTTCTATACTATTAGAGTTAAATCTGATATAACTAACGTAATAATCCTAA